GTGACCTCGGATTGGGAACCAGGCGCAGAGCCGACAGGTTTCAGAGTCCTTGTGAAAGTCACGGTGTGACGATCAAAGGCCTGAGAGCCGGCTTTGACTGTATCCTTACTGTGCCTTACTTTGGCACGATAAGTTACAGTGGTGTCATCCAAGTAGTACTCGGATGAATACCCATCCTGATTGACGAGTGGGAGGACCTTAGCAGTTCCGCCCGCCCCGTCAAGCGTAATGGTTAGCGTCGTACCTAGCATTAGAGTTGACCTTTCCTCGAAACGAAAGCTATTCAGCCTTTAAACCGCTGGATAGCCAACGAATTGAGGACTGACAGCTTAGACAACCCGATAAACGGGATGTTGAAGCCGGGAGTAAGAAGACCACCAACGTATCTTGCTTTGGTGGTTTCTTTGTAAACGCCTGAGTGTACTATCTCGAAGCTATCAGCTCCGGTAGGTACAATCGACCCTGCGCTAATGGTGAGCTGGTTTTCGATCATCAAACAAGTTGATGTTCGTGTAGCCGGCACACTATTGGAGGTGGCTAAAGCATAGTCACCAACGTTCGTGAACCAGCCAAGCAGCCATGTCCAAGGGATTACATCCCAAGCTCCTTTGGCTAACCCTTCAGGGGTTAGCCCAAGGACGAGACGACGTGCTTGACTGTTCAACGCACTAGTCGTAGGAGAAAAGAACGGTCTGTTCACTGGCTTCCACCTTACGGTGGCCCAGCATTTACTCGAGAACTTAACGTCTTGAGTATATTTGAACGAGGAACCAAATCCAATGGAATTGGTCCGCGTTACAGTGCCGTTTCTATTCACTTCGCCGAAACTCACGCGCTTACGTGATCCCGCACCAGAGTACAGCCTACTTAGCTCATGTGAACGCTTGTTCACTGCAGCCTGTAGATCCAGTAACTGGAGCATGTCCTTGACAAACGGAATCCAACCAAACTGAACCGCAAGATGCTTATTTGCCAGCTCCTTCGCTGACAAAAGCTTCTTGGGTTTGTTGATTAGAGGAGGTATGTCTCGGAGCATACGCGGGAGTTCCTTCAGATCCTGCAGCAATGTGAGTGGTGTTAACTCTGGCCGCGAAGGATTCGTCCTTGCGGTTGCTGTTAACTCCCACCCAGACGGCATACCCATACCGACGGTAGATACTCCGCCAGTAGAAGGTAAAACAGGATACCGCTGGAACTGTATCCAAGGCTTATTGCCTGCCCAGGGCTTACCGACAGCTTTTCCGTCCAACATTAACGATCTCTCGTATTGTGTTGAATTGAAGCCGCTGTCAACGACTGGACGTCCAATGTAATCATCGCAGACCGAAACATCCGTGTAGGATGCCGATCCGCCAGGATCCGTTGTGACGCCATCCATCGATTGCGTAAAAGAGCCACTCATGGTTCTTGAACGCTCTCGGTGCCTGGCATGCCTAGCCATGGAACTTCACTACTCCCATGTTGGGTCCGTGATTGGAAGCTGGTTAAGCTCTGAGCCCCGCACTTGCGGGGC